GAGGTATATATATGAAAAAAACAGATGAATTTGTAATAGAAGTAAAGGCGACTGAATTAGATGAAGTTGGAGATATAATAACTTCATTTATTTTTATGCTAGAGGATACTAGAATAGATAGAAACATAAGGGAACAATATTTAGAAACCTGTAAGCCTTTAAAGGAAAATTTCTTTGTAAGAATTGATAAATAAGGAAGAATTATGGCAAGATACAAAACAAAACCTTGTGAAATAGAAGCTATTCAATTTACAAACGCATCAATAGATGAAGTTATTGAATTTACAGAAGGAAAAGCACAATTATGTCATGACTTGGTGTATAGGATAAACAGACCTCAATCTGATGGAAACTATTTATTAATAGAAACTCTAGAAGGGCTTATGAAAGCGACTCAAGGTGATTATATTATTAGAGGATTAAGAGGAGAATATTATCCATGTAAACCTGATGTATTTGAAAAGAAATATGAGGAGATTAAATAATATGAATGAACAAGATATGAAGCTATTTAGCTTCTTTTTTTATTATCTTTCATTAATTTAAAATCCATAAATTGGAAATAATATGAATATAGAGAACTTGCGGGATAATTACCCGCCTTCTAAAAATAATAAATCAACGGAAAGGATTGATGTTAATGTTAGTAGAAGTACAAAAATTAAATAAAGAAGAAGTAACTGTTGTAAGCAGCTTAGATGTAGCAGAAACTTTTGAAAAAGAACACTACCATGTTCTTGAAGACATAAGAACAATAGAAGACAAAATTAGTAGCCCCGAATTTT